TCGTGCGTAAGGTGTTTAAGCTTTCGCCGCCAGATCGGCAGCGGTCGCGTAATCCAGCAGGAATGTGGCGGCGAGCGTATTCCCGGCTTTATTCTTGGCTGTCGCATGACGTCCAAGCGATTGAGAAAACGCCGCCCGCTGCTCGGCAGGTAATTGGCAAGTAATGGCAAACACCAGGGCGCCTATGGCATCGTGCATGGCATTGACGGTGGCTGGGGTCAGCTCGAGTTCAGTTTTCATTGGGTCATTCCTTTCATGGAATTCGTTGTGGGAACCTCGATTCTATTCGGTTGGAATGACCCGCCCCTTTTTGACACACCGCCGTGCTTTCGTGCATACTTCGCCTGCCGCTGGGGTTCCAGCGGTCGGGCTTGGTCTCCCGGTAGAAGGCGGCGTTAAGCCGCATTGCGTTTGCCTTGCGGCTTTTTTGCGCCTTGGTGTGCCCGATTTTGGGCGGCCTGGGCGGGGAGCCGCAAGGCTCGCCGGTGCCTTCTCCGGTAGACCAACCCGTCCAGTGTCCGCCCTCCCGATTGGTCTCGGGAAGCGGATTCAACGCTTAGACGAAAGAAGGCACATCATGAACACCAATCAATCCCCCGTAGTATTCAATTTCGTTTCCAACACCCTGCGCGTCGTCAGTATTGACGGCAACCCGTGGTTCGTCGCCGTCGATGTATGCGCTGCGCTCGGCATCGAAAATACCACGCACGCCCTGACCCGTCTTGATGATGATGAACGGGCTAGTTTCAAACTAGCCCCCCATGGCGACACCAACATCATCAACGAATCCGGCCTCTACAGCCTGATCCTCGGATCGCGCAAACCCGAAGCCAAGAAGTTCAAGAAGTGGGTCACGTCGGAAGTGCTGCCCGCGATCCGCAAAACCGGGCGCTACGTGGCGCCAAGCGCACCCCCGGAACCGGCTCACGAAACCCTGTCCCCAAAAGACATGGGCAACCTCACCCGGATGGTGTGGGTAATCTGCGGTTCGCTGTGGGGTCAGTCGGCATGGACGCAAGCGGTATGGTATCGCCTGCGCGTGGTGACCGGTCTGCCCGCGCCCCATCGCTTCCAGGTGCGCCACTTGCCGATTCTCGCCAGCGAGATACGCCGCCTTTGTGCGCTGACTCAGGCACTCAAGGACGCCCAGAACGCGGCGGGGCGGATGATCATCAAGCGTGTGCTGCGTGGCGGCGAGGCCGAAGGCCCGGTGCTGGAAGAAATTAACCGGCAACTGTCCGCCGCCGTGGCCGAAGATGAAGCCGAGATGCTGAAGCTACTGGAACGCTGGCGCGAAGACGAACTCGGCGCATTGACGGAGCGGAAAGGCGGCAACTTCCACAGCGGCCACCTTGCCGCCTATGCCGAGCCAGGAACGGAGCAAGGCCTGACATGATTCACGCCCCCGCCGATTGGCACGCGGTTACCGGCGCGCCATTTCCTACACCGGAGAATGCGTCTTGAGCCAGTCGCGTAGTGCTGCATTCATCCGCGATTGCCAGCCGCGACCGGTGGAGCGGAAGGTCGCTAGCGTGTCATTGTCGACACGCAGTGCGATCTGCGTCTTGTCCGATCCGGCGGGGCGTCCACGCAGGCGTTTGACTTCGGCGCGCATGGTTTCACTGGCGTCGGGGGAGTCTTCATCGTCGGCGGGTTCGGTACCGGCCATCGCGTTGCGCCGGATCGCCTCGAAATCAGAGGTCGAGTTCCCGCTCTCGCGGCGGGCGCGCATTTCAGCCAGGGTCATGCTAACGATTTTCGAGCCATTCATGATAGATCGTCCTTTCGGTTTGTTTGGCGGGGCGAAAGCTGATGATGCGGGGTGTTTCGCCGGAAAGATACACAACGGTCAGCACGGTCAGCACCTCAAAGACATACGCGAACGCTTGCTGTCGCTGCTCACCGTTGCGAACGACTTCAATATCCATGCGGTACGGGCTTTCAAGCACCAAGTCCGCATCGGAAAAATCCAGTTGATGCTTTGCCAGATTGGTGCGCTGCTTTGCTTCGTCCCATGTGTATTTTGTCGGCATGTGAATAATTGTATATACATTAAATCTGCAAGTCAATGATTATTTCGATATACATTAAATAAAAATGGCCACTCTAGCCGATCTCCAAACCGAGCGCGAAAAGCTTCGCGCTGCGCAAGCCAAGCAGGATTTTGAGGCCGTGCATGCGGCGACGTGCTCGCAAGCGGAACTGTTGGCCGCCGCGCTGGCGGTGCGCAAGGTGATCTTTGAGGCCATCGATGCCGCCGGCGCGCAACTGCTGGACGCCATCCGTGGTGAGCGCGACGAGACGCGGGTGCATTACCTCATGTCCGATTGCGTGCATGATCTGCTGGCCGGTATCGGTGATCGGGCGGCGCTGGCCTCGACCGCGCTGCCGGTGGTGGGTGAGCAGGTCAAGCGCGGTATCAAGCCGCGTGAGCTGCTCACGGTGAGCCAGTGGGCGGATAAATACCGAGAATTGAAGTCGGGCACCAATGCGCCGGGGCGCTGGCATACGGCGCTGACGCCCTATCTGGCCGAGATCATGGATTGCCTGTCCGAGCATTCTGCCGTGCGGCAGGTCACGTTCATCAAATCCAGCGGGGTGGGTGGTCCGTTGGCACTCGATACGCCGATCCCGACGCCAGATGGCTGGACGACGATGGGCGAGATTCAGGCGGGCGCACTGGTGTTCGACGAACACGGGCAGACGTGTGGGGTCACCTATGTATCACCCGTGTTCGATGGCAGACGATGTTATGAAATCGAGTTCTCAGACGGCGCAGTGATTACCTGCGACGGTGAGCATCGCTGGACGGTGGATGATCGCTTCCCAGGCCATACCGGCAAACAGCACGGCGTGCAGCGCGGCGCGGTGACGCTGAATACCGAAGAGATCGCCGCCTCGTTCCTTACGAATGGCCGGCAGCGTTTCGCTATTCCGGTTTGTGGCGCGCTGACAACCCCCGACGCAGCGCTGCCGATCCCGCCTTATGTGCTGGGTTACTGGCTGGCGAATGGCAACCTGTCCGGTAACCAAATGACGGCGCACGAGGATGATGCCGCCGAAATTGCCGCGCACCTATCGGAATCCGGTTGGTGCGCCACGGCAAGAAAGTTGGCGACGGATAAGGGTCGAGCGGCAAATATTATTTTGGCTGTACATAAAAATGAATCGGGAAAGTGTTTGCGCGGGCATGTTTTGGTTGAGGTGGGAACGTTCAGTGATCCGGCTGGGAATATTCGCTGCTCGGAGTGCCACAGGCAACACGCCATGCACAGCAAGTACGATCGCACGGTCGATGCCGTCGTGCGCGAGCCTGGATTTTTGACCCGGTTGGCCGCGCTCGGGATTGGGAGCAAGAATCATATTCCGAGACTGTATTTGCGCGCATCTGCCGAGCAGCGCGCTGAGTTGCTGCGCGGATTGATGGATGGCGACGGATGTATTGGAACTAACGGACGCTGTGAGTACTCGACGGTATCGGGCGGTCTGGCGGGGGCGGTGATGGAGTTAGCCTATAGTCTGGGATTGAAGCCGACTCGATACACGGTGCCGCGACGAGGATTTTCCGGGCGGCCCGCGCGCGAACCGGGTTTTCATCATCGTATTGGCTTCGTCGCCTACGATGATCTGCCGGTCTTTAAGTTGCAGCGCAAGTTGACGCGTCAGCCATCGCGGCAGCAAGGCAATCCGTCCATCGTCGGTCGCCGATTCATCGCCGACGTGCGCCCCGTCGCTAGTCGCCCGGTACGCTGCATCGCCGTAAATTCACCAAGTCACCTGTATTTGTGTGGCCGGGAAATGATCCCGACACACAATACCGAGGCCATGAACAACTGGATCGGCTACATCATGCACCACCTGCAGAACAAGGATCTGCTGGTGGTGGTGCCGACGCTGGAACTGCGTGATCGCTCGTTCAATCCGCGCTTGTCCAAGATGATTGACGAATCCGCCGTGCTGGCCGATCTGGTCAGTACTGCCAGTCGCAGCAAAGCCAACCGGGGCGATCTGCTGGAGTACGGTGCCCGCGCCCGGGTGATCAAGGCCGGGGCGAATTCGCCGGACAGCTTGCGCTCGGATCATCTGCCCTATGTGATTTGCGACGAGGTCGACGCCTTTCCGTGGGACGTGGGCGGCGAAGGTGATCCGATGACCTTGATCGAAAATCGCCAGCGCACCTACAGCCGCGCGAAAACCTACCTCATCAGCACGCCCACGGTTGTGCCGTCGCGCATTGATAGCCAGTACCAGCGCAGTGACCGGCGGCGCTACCATGTGCCGTGTCCGCATTGTGGCGAGCTGCAGCATCTGGAGTTTGGCGGCAAGGAAAAACTGCACGGAATCAAATGGCGTATTGCGCCCAAGGTCGAGGGCGATGACGGGCTGGATCAGGTGGTCAGCGCCTGGTACGTATGCAAGGAATGCGGCGCCGAGATTGACGAAGGCCACAAGGCGGACATGCTAGCCAAGGGGCGTTGGATCGCCGAGCGGCCCAACATCAAGCACCATCGGGGCTACCACATTAATGCGCTGTATGCGCCCACCGGGCTGGGGCTCAACTGGCGCAAGGTGGCGCAAAAGTGGCTCGATAGCCAGGGCGACACCGCCGAAATGAAAGGCTTTATCAACACCTACCTGGGCGAAGTGTGGGAAGAAAAAGGCGACAGCATTGAAGGGCTCAGCCTGATTTCGCGCCTTGAGGATTACGCCGAGCATCTGCCTATTGCCCTGATCACGGCGGGCGTGGATGTGCAGAAAAACCGCATCGAGGCCAGCATCGTCGGCTGGGGCGTAGGCGAGGAAGCCTGGCTGCTCGATCACCTCATCATCGATGGCGATACCGCCCGGCCGGAAGTATGGGACGAACTGGATGCCGTGCTGGTTGATGCCGGGGTGGGTTATGCCGCCATTGACTCGGGCTACAACACCAGCATGGTGTATGGCTTCTGTGAGAAGCGCCGCTGGACAGCCCCGATCAAGGGCGTAACTGGCCTGCATCGCCCGTTGATCGAAGATGAGCGCCGCCGCAAGCAGCGCTTGCGCACCAAGCGCAAAAAAGGACAACCCGTTGAACCCTTGGGGGTGGATCAGGGCAAGGCGCTGGTCTATGCGCGGGTCAAGCTGATCCAGCCCGGACCCGGATACATCCATTTCAAAAACGATTCGGCCTTTGACGACGAATACTTTGCCCAGCTCGCCGCCGAAAAGCTGGTGACCAAGATCAAGGGCACCCGCCCGTTTCAGGAGTGGGTGCAGATACGGCCCCGCAACGAGGCGCTGGATTGCTTGGTGTACGCGCTGGCAGCATGTCGTCTAAGCGGCATCGATTTGGCGCGGCGAATTGAAACCCTTACTGCGTCCAAGGCTACGGCCATGGACGTGCCGATACCTGTTGTAACTAAACCCCGCCGTGCTGGCGGATTCGTGAAAGGCTGGAAATGAGTGATTTCTTGATGCGCACCCTGGCGATGAAGGCCGCTAGTCACCCAAAAATTGAGACAGCAGTCATGGGCGCAATTCGCGATACGCTGCCCGGGGTGATCGAAGGCTTGTTGCGGGATGGGTTTGCTGGAGAAACCGTCCGGTTTTATGTGGCAAAGACTGGGCGCGAAGATAGAAAGGCCCGCGACGGGTTAATCCGGGCGCGTTTCAATGGCACCAATGCCGCCGAACTGGCGGGGCAGTTTGGGATATCCGTGTCACAGGTGCGCCGTATTATGTCGGTGGGGCGGTAAGCGCGCATTTCCCGCCTGAAAATGCGCGACATGAGTTGTTAAGGTGCGAACATGACTGCCGCTATCCCTACCGCCGAGCCGTCCGTCGTTGTGGCGGGCGACACATTAACGTGGACGCGTAGCCTGCCGGATTACGCGCCGGGCACCTGGACACTTAAGTACCGGTTAATCAACGCCGCAGGGAAGTTTGACATTACCGCCACCACCAGTGGCAGTGATTTTCTAGTTACCGTTTCATCGACGACATCGGCCACCTATACCGCAGGCGATTACACCTGGACGGCTTGGGTCGAAAAGACTGGCGAGCGTGTCACCATCGGCAGCGGAACGATAACCGTCAAGGCTAATATCGCCGCGCTGACCACACTGGATGCGCGCACTGAAGCTGCGGTTATCGTCGATCAACTGATGGCGGCTTACACCACCTACACGGCCAGTAACGGCCATGTGGCCGAATACGAGATTGCCGGGCGGCGGATGAAATACCGTAGCGCGGCGGAAATACTGACACAACTCAACTTTTGGGAGGCACGCGTGCGTGCAGAAAAGAAAGCCAATCGCATCGCCAATGGTCTTGGCGGTGGCGGCAAAGTGTTGGTGCGTTTCTGATGGGCTGGTTCGACTGGATTTTTCACGCTAAGCCTCAAGTTCAGGGGCCGGTATTTACCAGGCGAATGCAGTCCATTGTTGATGGCACCCGTAATTTCGAGGCCGCCCGCATGGATCGGCTGACGGCGGGATGGAATTCATCGGGGAAAAACGTCAACGAAGAAATCAAGAGTGCGCTGGAAGTCACTCGCAACCGCGCTCGCGATCTAGTCAAGAACAACGAATTCGCCCGCAAGTACATTCAACTGGTGGTTGCCAATGTTGTTGGGCCCAACGGCTTTTCTTTGCAGAATCTGTCGTCCGATCAGGGAAAGCCTGACACCATTGCGCGCAACCTCATCGAAGCCGCGTTTGCAAAATGGGCACGGCGAGGTGTATGTGAGATCAGCGGACGGTATTCATTTGCCGACGTGCAGCGTGCCGTGATCGAGACCTGGGCGCGCGATGGCGAGGCGTTGATTCTCCAGCTCTACGGTAAGGATGCCGGAAACGACTTTGGCTATGCCTTGCGGCTGGTAGAAGTGGAGCGACTGCCGGTGCAGTACACCAAGGATCTGAAAAGCGGCCGCCGGGCGGTCATGGGCGTTGAGGTCGATGATATGAATCGCCCAGTCGCTTACTGGCTGAATCTGGAGCACCTGCCGCTGGCCGGGCATGAATCGCAAGCCATCTTGAATCGTATACCGGCGAATCAGGTCATTCATGTCATGAAGCCCTACCGCCCCGAGCAGGTGCGCGGCTTTCCGTCCATGCATGCCGTGATTGCCGGGCTGAAAATGCTCGACGGCTATGAGGAAGCAGCCATTGTCGCTGCGCGTGTCGGGGCCTCGAAAATGGGCTTCTTCACCACGCCGGATGGCGATGGCGGCCCGCTGGGCGATGATACCGATGACGAAGGCAACTACATCACCGATGCTGATCCGGGCAGCTTTCAGGTGTTGCCCAAAGGGGTTGAGTTCCAGAACTGGAACCCGGAATACCCACATGCGAATTATCAGGCGTTCATGAAAACGCGTTTGCGCTCGATTGCCTCCGGGCTTGGAGTGACGTACCACGGGCTGGCCAACGATCTTGAGGGGGTCAATTTCAGCAGTATCCGCAGCGGCACGCTGGAAGAGCGTGATTCCTGGATGGTGTTGCAGGCGTGGTTTATCGAATCCTTTATGCGCCCAGTGTTCGGGAATTGGCTTGCCCAGGCCTTGTTGGCTAACAAAATTACTTTCCCCAGCGGTTCGGCTTTGCCGTACCAGAAGTTTGACAAATTTGTTGAGCACACCTGGCTGGGTCGGCGCTGGGGCTGGGTTGACCCGCTCAAAGACATCGAGGCCTCGCGCCTCGCTGTGAAGAGCGGTATCGCCAGCCCGCAGATGATTGCGGCGCAATCGGGCGTGGATGTCGAGGATGTGGTGCAGGCGATTGCGGACTTCGAGGCACTGGTGTCCGCCAGTGGGGCCACGCTGGTGAGTTACAGCGATGCGGCCCCAACGCCTGATCTACCAAAGCCGTCTTTGGATACGCCAGTGCCGTAATAAGTGCGCGCATTTTCCCCCTGAAAATGCGCGGTTGATCTCTGCATCATGACAGTCATTGTCACAGGATATGACCTCATGAGTGAATCGACGAAAACACCCCGAAAGATCAAAACCGGAACGCTGACCCGTTCTGCGCAATTTGATCGTGCAGCGGTAAATGTGGATGCACGCACGGTCGAACTCGCATTTTCCAGCGAGGAGCCGTACTCCCGCTACTTCGGCAACGAAATCCTCGATCACTCACCCAACAGCATCCGTCTCGACCGCATGAACATGGGCGGGCCGCTGCTGCTCGAACATGAGCCGGAAGACATTATCGGCGTCGTGGAAAGTGTTCGCATTGGCACGGATCGCGTAGGACGCGCCGTAGTTCGCTTTGGGAAAAGCGAAGCTGCCGATACGGCTTTTCAGGACGTGGTGGATGGCATCCGGCGCAATGTCTCGGTGGGCTATCGCGTCCATCGGATGCGGCTTGAATCCGAAGGGCAGGACGGAAACGACAGCACCTATCGTGTCGTCGATTGGGAGCCGCTGGAAATCTCTCTGGTCGCCATCCCGGCAGACCCCACCGTTGGCGTTGGCCGTAGCAATAACGATACCGAATTTGAAACTGAAATCGAGGGCGCTGTGATTGTCTCGCCCACTCCCGCTGTGCCCCTTGAACCGACCTTAAAGGAAAAGAAAATGAATGAACAGGAACTCCAGGTTTTGCAAGCTCAACTGCGCGCTGATGCCGCCAAGGCTGAACGTACCCGTACCGCTGAGATTGTTGCCATTGGCGAGCAGTTTGCCAAGCGTGGCGGCGAAAATCTGGCGATGCAATTTATTCGCGACGGCAAATCGGTCGACGAATTCAAAGCGGCACTGCTTGAGCGTGCAGCGCACAGCCCCGATCAGCAAACCGATACGGTTGAGCTGACCCGCAAAGAGGCCAAGGATTACTCTTACACCCGCGCCCTGGCGGCGGCTCTGGCGCGTGCAGAAGGGCAGAATGTCTCCGGTTTTGAGGTAGAAATCAGCCAGGACATCGAACGGGGCATGCCAGCCAACTTCAAGCGCAACGGGGGCATTTTTGTGCCGCTATCGTTGCAGCGTTCGGCCATTTCGGAAGCGCTTTACAACACCAGCGGCAAGGGCGCATCGACCGTATTCACCCAGGCCGGCGAGTTTATCGACATGCTGCGCAATTCCTCCATCGCCGTTGGGCTGGGTGCTCGCGTCATGTCCGGGCTGACAGGGCCGGTGAGCTTCCCGACGCAAACTGCCGGGGTATCGGTGGAGTGGGTTGCGGAGAACTCCGGCACGAACGCTACAGCATCGAACGCCACGCTTTCCAGCGTCAGTCTGTCGCCCAAGACATTGCAGGGCACCACGGCGTTTTCGCGCCAGTTGATGGCTCAGTCCAGCATCGATATTGAAAACTTTATCCGCGCCGATCTCGCCGCCGCTCACGCGCTAGCTTGGGATTTGGCCGTAATGCATGGCTCAGGAAGTGCCAATCAGCCGACGGGTATCTATGCCGCCAGCAACGTCAATGCCGTAGCGATGGGTGGCGTGCCAACCTTCGGCAAGCTGATCGACATGGTGACCGAAGTGCTGAAAGACAACGCCCTTGCCGGATCGCTGGCTTTTGCCACCACGCCGGGCATGGCGGGCAAGCTGGCGCAAACGGTGGTGGCTGCCACGACAGACACCCGCATGATCTGGTCAGGCAAGCTCGATGCGGGCGAACTGGCCGGTTACAGCGCCAAAGCCAGCAATCAGGTTTCCGCCGTTCTCGGTGGCGGTTCCGAGCACGGAATCATCTTCGGCAACTGGTCAGATGCCCTGATCGGCATGTGGGGCGCGCTTGAGTTGGTAGTCGATCCGTACTCGCTGAAGAAGCAAGGGATGATCGAGGTCACCAGCTTCCAGCTCTGCGACATCGCCTTGCGTCATGCACAAAGCTTCTGCAAGGCCACCGGCGCAACCATTGCCTGATAGGCCATGCGCGTTCGCTTTCTTCGCGGCACCGCCCTGGGTGGCATCGGCAACGATGCCGCTCCGGGCGATGAGCGTGACCTTCCCGACGATCAGGCGCACCGCCTTATCGCCGCCGGTCGTGCGGTGCTGGCGATTGAACCCGCTGTTTCAACTGTGTCGCCTGCGGGTGACAAGAAAGGCAAGAAAAAATGGACATCATCGGCGACTCCACGCTGACCACGATTCAGACTCCGGTCAGTATCACGGCGGATGGCAACACAGCGGGCATTGATGCCCGAACCTTGATCGGGCCGGGCGCTATCATCATGACGGCGCTCAAAACGGCGGGCACCAACCCGACGCTGGCGGTCAAGCTGCAGCACGCGCAAGAAGCTGACCTGATCGGCACGATCACTTACAGTGGTACCGGTAACGGCACCATTACCGAAGTCGAAGCTGGGCCGGATGCTATTGCGGAAAACATTACCGTCACATTCTCCAGCGCCACCTCGGCGGCAGTCGCGGGCGGCACCACCGGCGCGATTGGAACGGCCACAGTCGGAACCAAATTCACCAGTGCGAACATCAGTTTTCTGCTAACAGCCGGAACGGTCGCGCATGTGAATACCGATGCGCACACCATTCCGGTATCGGTCCGCACCTATGCCGACGTGGATGGCGGGGCATTTACCGGCCTGACCACCGCCGCATCGATCCAGAAGAAGTCGATTGATTTCGACAAGCTGGGGCGTTATTTACGGGTCAATTACGACATCGGCGGAACCAGCAGCCCCGCCTATACCGTCGCCATTGCCGCACAAAGTATGACCAACTGACATGGCGTTCAGCGAAGACCTCTCCAGCTACTTTGTCGACTTTGGCGTCCCCGTCACGGTTGGCTGGGTATCTGTGCGCGGCATCTTCGATAACGCCTTTATTCAGGCGCTGGGAATCTCCGGTACCGGGCCGGTATTGATCGTCAAGACCGCTGACGTGCCTACTGTTGCCCAGGGTGATGCGGTGGTGATCGCTGCGGTGAATTACACCGTAGCCGAGATCAAGCCCGACGGCAGCGGCATCACAGTACTTGAACTGGATGCCGCCTGATGCCCGCGCCAACCACCCACGCCCGACAACAAATCCGCGAGGCGCTGGCGACAGCGCTGACCGGGCTGACAACGACCAGTACGCGGGTTTATCAATCGCGCCTGCACACGCTGCGTGATGCCAATCTGCCGTGCCTGCTGGTGAATACCGACAGCGAGCAGGTTGAATCGGCAACGATGAATTCACCCGCCTTGCTTGAGCGATCGCTCACCGTCGTGGTGCGCTGCGTCACCAAGGCGGCCAGCGATCTCGACGATGCGCTCGACACGATGGCGAAGGAAGTCGAAACCGCTCTCGGGTTGTCGACGCTGTCCGGCCTGGCTGAAAACGTCCTGCTGCAATCAATCAGCGTCGAGATGGACGACGCGATGGAAAAACCCGTGGGTGTGCTTTCGCTCACCTACCAGATCAGTTATTTCACGGCGTCAAACGCGCCAACCGTCACACTTTAGGAGAATCAATTATGTCAACCGCACGCAAGTGGTCCAACGTCGCCATCGCCATGCAGTCGGCGCTGGCCGCCACGAAAACAATTACTGCTATCACTAAGGCTAGCCCCGGCGTGGTGACCAGCGCTTCCCACGGTTACGCCAACGGGGATTACCTGCTGTTGTCGATTCAGGGTATGCACCAGTTGGAGGATCGCGTGGTTCGGGTGGCCAATCAGGCGGCCAATACCTTTGAGCTGGAAGGGATCGACACGACGCTGTTCGACACCTTCTCATCGGGCACAGCGGCGGCAATCACCTTCGGCACGTCGATTACCACGGCGACCAGCATTTCATCATCCGGCGGTGGTTTTGACTTTATCGACACCACCACGATTCACGGCAATTCAAAAACGCAGGTGCCGGGGCTGCCGGCGGCGGCAACCTTCACCATGGACAACATCTGGGATGTGTCCGATACCGGCTTGCTGGCGATGAAAACCGCCTCGGATGCGCAAGCCAAGCGAGCCTTCAAATTCACCTTTGGTACCGGTGGCCAGATCATGGTCTTTGCCGGTTACGTAGGGGCGAATCTTTTGCCTGGCGGGCAGGCACAGGCGCTGGTCACGACATCCAGCACGATTACGATGAACGGCACGCCGAGCTACTACTCGTCATGAGCCTGATCGAAAAAATTCGCAAGTCACGTCAGTCGCGGGTTCGGCATGGCTCATGGGAGTTCACGATCACCCGCCCGACCGATATGGACATGCTCGATTTCAGGGCGGCGGGGCGGGTCACTCAGGGCGACCTGCTCAAGCGCTTTGTTATGGGTTGGGACGGCGTGACCGAAACCGATGTGATTCCCGGTGGTTCGGGGGTGGCAGTGCCGTTTTCGGCCGACTTGTTTGCTGAGTGGATCGTTGATCGGCCCTACCTTTGGGACATCTTAACGGCGGCCATTATTGATGGCTACAAGGCGCATGAGGCCGCGCTGGAAGAATCGGCAAAAAACTCGATGCCTGGCTGAAAAGTTTTGACCTGCCATTTCCGCCAGGCGCTGCACCCGATGATTCAAGCATAGCAGTCAAGATTTGGAACGACACGGGCGGAAAGTATTGGCAGGCCTTGCCGCTGTTGTGTGAGTTGTACGGGGTGACGGATGTTGCCCGCGTGATTCGGCAGTTGTCAGTAATCCGGGATAACAAGAAATAAATGGCCAGCCTCGATACCAAGATAGTCATCAGCGCCACCGATGCCACGCAAGGCGCGTTTGCCTCGGCACAGTCGGCCATGGGCAAGCTGGCACAGTCGGCAGCATCGCTCGGTGCCGGGTTGTCGGTCGGGATGTTTGCCAACTGGGCGAAGGGCTTGATCGACGCCGCCGATAACATTAACGACTTGTCGCAAAAGATCGGCATCAGTGTTCGGGATTTGGGCGGCTGGCAGTTGGCTGCGGAATCGTCCGGCACGTCACTCGAAACGATCGGCAAGGGCATCAAGGGGCTCGCGCCCAACATCACCAAGTTCAGCAAAGAATTTGAGGCGCTCGGGATCAGCACCAAAGACCCGAGCAAGGCGCTGATCGATCTGGCGGACATCATCGCCGTCATGCCGGATGGTTTCGAGAAAAACGCGCTGATGGTCAAGCTGTTTGGCAAGGCTGGCGTGGATCTGATCCCCGTGCTCAATATGGGCAGCAAGGGCTTGGCAGAGTCCGCCGAGAAGTCAGCAGACTACGCCAAGCAGCTCGCCAAACTGGCGCCAGTAGCTGACGAGTTTAATGATGCGCTGAAGGTTCTGGAATTACGGGCCAAGGCACGCTCATTTTCCTTCCTGACGGATCAGGTTAAAGGGGCTACCGGTTTTCTGGAGTTTCTGGAGGATGCGACTAGCGGAGTTAAAGGGTTCGCTAGGGGTATGGATTTCCTTGCCGACACCACGCCGAAGTGGCTTGGGGGGATATATCTTTTAGCGCAGGGTTTGAATCTGGTCGGCAAGGGATTGAATTCGTTTGAGGGCAAACAGGGCTTCGCTTTATTTACGGGACTGCCCAAGCCCGAACCGGAAAAAGCCACCGGCGAAGGGCGGTACACTCCCGCGCCGCCGCCTGAAGACCCTGCGGTAAAAGAGAATAAAGCGAAAGGCGACAAGCTTCGCAAGTTTCTGGAGGGCGGTGATAGCAAGGCCAAAAAAGAAACGTACAAAGACCCGCTCGCCGCCTTTCGCAAGCAGCTTCAAGAGGCTAATGAGAAAGGCGAAAAAGAGCTTGCCGACTTTGCCTTCAAGACTAAAGAGGGAATCACCAAGATCAACGAGGCGACGCTTGAGCTGGGCTTGCCTCCGAATGTGGCTGAGCGCTTCAAGGCGCTGGCCGAGATTGATCACGAGTTTGAGCAGACCGCGAAGCGGATTGATGAAACGACCGGCAAGATCGACATGGGTTACGCCAATGTGCTGCGGCGCGATGCCGAGCTAGAGCGCGACAAGAAGAAAGAAGCCACGCTGGGAGCGCTGGATAAAAAACAGGACAAATCCAGCCTGGTTAAATTCAACGAAGACAGTCAGGATTTCAGTCACAGTCTGGATGCCATCAGCCGCCAGTACGAGGAGCAGATCGCGCTGGTGGGCTTGAGTGCGCAAGAGCAAGACCGGCTGACGATTGCCCGCAACAATACGCTGGCCGCCAACGAAAAGATTTATGCCGCTGAGCGAGCACAGACGCCTTACACGCTGGAACAGCAAGAGCAGATTCGCAAATCGGCGGATGAATCAACAGAACGAATTCTCGCCAGCATTGAAAAGCGCAAAGCCGCCGAGGCGAGTTGGTCAAACGGTGCGATCACCGGCCTGAAAAATTACGCGGATAGTGTCAGCAATGTGGCGCGCTCGACCGAATCCCTGATCGCCAAGGCCTTCACGGGCATGGAAGATGCGCTGGTCAAGTTCGTGCAGACCGGCAAGCTCAATTTCACCGATCTGGCGAACTCGATTGTGTCGGATTTGATCCGGATTCAGGTACAGCAGAGCGTCACCAAGCCACTGGCGGAAGCGTTGAGTGGTGGGGGTATTGGTAATTTCCTGAGTGGCTTATTCGGCAGTGGTGGGGGCGCTAGCACCGCCGGGCCATCGGCGGCGGCTGGTGGTGGTTCGTGGCTTAATATGGGTTCTTCGCTGCCAAGCTATGCGATAGGTACGGATTACGTGCCTTACGACATGATCGCCAAAATTCACCAAGGCGAGCGCATCGTTCCAGCCGCCGAGAACGTCCCCGGCAACTTCAGCAGCGGATCGGGCGCTATCACGCTCAACACCACCATTAACGCGCCTGGCGCCGATGCAGGCATGTTGCCGCAGATTCAATCCATGATCGCCGCTGCGCAGCAACAAACGCTGCGGGCAATCCCCGGCGTCGTCCAGCGTCAGCAACTGCGCAATCGCATCACCCCGATGGGGACCTGAAATGAGCGGAACATTTCCATCATCGCCAGCCCCTTCGGCCATGAGCTTGCGCTCGATCCAGCCGTCGCTCGTATCTGTAGCTCACTCGCTCAAGCGTCAAACGCGTACTCGCGGCGGGCAGCGTTGGGGCTTTGCGTTGCAATACCGCAACCGTACCCGCGCAGAAATGGCCGAGCTTATCTCTTTCGCAATCGCCCAGCAGGGGCAGTACGGCTCGTTCAGCTTTACTCCGGTAACACTTGGCAACCCTCAAAGCACTGTCACTGGCACGCCGCTCTGCGCGGGTGCAACGGCATCAGGGCGAAGCATCACAACGGATGGCTGGGCGCTATCCAGTACGGTGATGCTGGCAGGCGACTTCATCAAGTTTGCAGGCCACGCCAAAGTTTACATGCTGACGGCAGATGTCACCACCAACGGCAGCGGCGCGGCCACGCTGGCGATCGAACCGGCGCTGAGTTCAGCCGTTGCCGACAACGAGGCTGTCACCGTATCTAGCATTCCCTTTACCGTAGCGTTCAGTGCCGACACGCACGAAATCGCGCTAGGGCAGGGTGGGGTGTTCGATTGGTCGTGTGAATTGGTCGAATCACCATGAACCGAGGGGCAACTGCCGACGTTATCGCAGAGATGGCGCTGGACGCCAATCGTCCGATCCATCTGTTCGAGCTTTATCTGTCAGGCGCTACCACCTACGCCACGGACGCTTACCGGACAATCGTCTGGAACGGCAACACCTATCCGGCGCTGGGGCATTTTCTGGATTTTGATGGCGTTGAGGAAGTCAGCGACCTGACCATTACCCAATGCCGAGTGCAACTCTCTGGCGTTGATCAGACATTAATTTCCACCGTCCTGACCTATGAGTACATCGATCGCCGTCTGGTGATCCGCAAGGGGTTTTTGACCAGCGCGGAAGCCATGATGATTGACCCGCTGCCAATCTTTGATGGCCGCGTTGATTCGCCTGAGATTGCCGAAGATCCGGCGAATGGTAGTTGCACGGTCACGATCTCTGCCTCGCTGCACTGGATCGACTTTGAGCGCACACCGGGTCGGCACACGAACCACGAAGAGCAGCAAATCTGGTTCCCTGGCGATCTCGGTTTTGAATACGTGAGCCAACTCAATAAACAAATCAAATGGGGCGCGGAATGAGTGCCGAAGTCCGCCTGATGGAGTTTGTCCGTACCGAGCTTGGGCGACCCTTTGAATGGGGCGAAACCAATTGTCTGGCGCTGGCCTTGCGGGCGGTGGATGCGATGCATGGCACGCATCTGCATGCCACACACAAGCACCGCATGAGCAGTGCCACACGGGCGCTGGCGGGCACGCGCAAGCATGGGCTTAACGGGGTAATGGAATTCCTGCTGGGTCATGGTTTGGTCGCCATTGATCCGCCTTTTGCGCAAGAGGGCGATATCCTGCTCGGCTTGACGGACGATGGCCAGATTGCCGCCCATGTCTCACTCGGCAACCGCGTGCTGTCATCCACGCAGGCTGATGGCGTGATCCTGCTGCGCCTCGCCACCGTATCACCAGCACCAACTCTTGCGGCTGGTTGGAGGGTAAGCTAATGCCAGCGGCTGTCGTTGCTGTTGCGGGGATGGTCGCCGGGTCATACGTGGCAGCCGCAGCAGTCACGGCGGGGTGGGTAGTCGCTGGCGGGATCGGTGCTGCCGTGATCTCCGGTGCGACATCGATGGTCGTCAGCAGTGTATTGGGCGGCGTGATTGGCAGCAACGATCCGCAGCAACAGCCACAACAGCAACAGCAATTGGCATCGACGCCGGTTGCCCAGGCAGCGCGTGGAGTGCTGCTAAACACAGCCAGCACTGTCGATCCGATCCCGGTCGTCTATGGCACGCGACGTATCGGTGGCACACGGATCCTGACTGAAGCGTCGGGCGGCAGCAATACCTATTTGCACGTCGTTATTGCCCATGCCGAGGGCGAAATCGATGCCTTTAGCTCTGTTTATTTCGACAACGTACTCAGCACGGATGCGCGGTTCAGCGGTCTATTCACGCTAGAGCATCACATTGGAACCGACTCACAATCCGCCAGTCCAGCGTTAATCGATGCCGTACCAACGATCTGGACAACGGCACATAAGCTTTCCGGCGTCGCCTATACCTATGCCCGGCTGACCTTCAATCAGGATGCGTGGCACGGCCTGCCGACGATCACCGTCGATATGCGAGGCCGCAAGGTCTATGACCCGCGATCGGGATTGACAGAGTGGAGTGACAACCCGGCGATCTGCTTGCGGGATTACCTGACCAACACCCGTTACGGGCGCGGCATTGATGCCGCAGATATTGACGACACCACGATCATCGCCGCCGCGAATTATTGCGATGCCTCGATCACCACGCCCGCCGGAACGCAGAAACGCTATACATGCAATGGTCTGATTGATACCAGCCGCGCCAGCACCGAGAACGTGCGAGCGATTCTGACTTGCATGCGCGGGATGTTGGTGTTCTCCGGCGGGAAATACAAACTGGTGCTGGATAAAGCCGACACGGCAGCATTCAACTTCAACGAAGATAACATCACCGGCGCGTGGAATATCAAGTTGGCCGACAAGCGCAGTCGATATAACCGTGTGCGCGGATCGTGGATCAACCCCGATAACGAGTGGCAACCCGATCTGGCGTTGGCCGAATCAACCGCATACCGAACGCTCGATAACGGGCTAATGCTCGAAAGCAAGATCGAACTGCCCTTTACGACCAACGCCTATGAGGCGCAAATGCTTGGGCAGCGACATCTCAAGCAATCCCGATTCGGCACGATATGCAGCTTCAAGGCAACCATTGCCGGGTTGGGTTGTGAGGTTGGCGATGTGGTCAGTATCACTCACAGCACTCCGGGATGGACGGCAAAAGCCTTCCGCGTGGTACGGATCGGCATGCTGTCGAGCGATGAAGTTGAGGTGACTGTCGTTGAGTACGATGATTCGGTTTATGTGGCTGATCCGCTGTCTACGCCGCGTGTCTCTGTTTCAACGGGGTTGCCTGATCCTTTCTCGATCCCCACGCCCGGCGTTCCGGCAGTGGTTGAGGAATTGTACGAAACCACCGGCTCGGCGGGATTAAAAGCCAGAGCAACGGTGACATGGGCAGCGGCGGTCGATGCTTTTGTGGTGGGTTACATTCCTGAATATAAGTTATCCGCTGATGCCGCGTGGAGCGTGTTCCCTCAAACGTCGGGAACGTGGCTGGTTGTTGATGATATCCAGCCAGGTATATACGATTTCCGCGTTCGGGCGATCAACACGCTCGGCGTTCGCAGTGCTTACGTTACCGTTACAAAAGAGATTCTAGGACTGACCGCTCCCCCAGCGACGGTGACTAACTTCTCCGTGACTAAGGTCGGTGGGGTCGCTTTGGCGGCATGGGATTTATCGCCAGATCTGGATGTTCGGCTCGGCGGGCGGATTCAGATTCGTTACTCGACCATTACCTCAGGCGCTACCTGGCTGGATGGCATTGTGCTTGAAGAGTTCAACGGCGATGCGGTATCCGGTTTGCTGCCATTAATCACCGGCACCTATATGGCAAAAGCCAAGGATTCCACCGGCAATTACTCGACAGCAATCGCCAGCGCATCTGTGACGGAGGGAACTGTTACCGGCTGGACAACCGTAGGAAATACAACGCAAGACCCGACGTTCAGTGGCACCAAAACAAATACGCTAACGACAAGTTCAATCCTTGAGTTGTTAAGCGCGACGATGATTGATAGCGTTTTGTCCAATATTGATGATTGGCTACTTATCGATGATCTAGGGAATGACAACATATCACCGACAGGTAGTTACGACTTTGACACCTATCTCGACCTGTCTACAGTAGCCACTCGGAGGCTTGAGGCTGACATTACCGCACAAGCCTATGACACCGGAGCAGTTGTTGATCTGCGTACCGAATTGATTGATGCGTGGAACGATATTGACGGCAGCGCCGTGAATGATACCGACGCAACCCTGTACTACGCCGCCACCGACGACAACCCGGCTGGATCACCGACATGGGGCGCATGGACGCCGTTCTTCGTGGCCGATGTGACCTGTCGGGCGCTCAAGTTCCGGCTTGATTTAGTTAGCGGAACACCCACGCACAACATTCAAATCAGCACCCTTCGCGTCGATGCGAAGGTTCCCGCATAGGAGAAGTAATGGCACAACATGACATGGATTTAGCCAACGCTGCCGGGGCAACATTCCGCGCAGATTTGAATAACGCACTGGCGGCACTGGTGAGCAATAGCAGCGGAGCAACGGCACCCGCCACGACCTTTGCGTATATGTACTGGGCGGATACAACAACGGGCTATTTAAAACAACGGAATTCGGCAAACAGCGCATGGGTGACACTGTTCAGGCTCTCGGACATGGCGTTTGGCGACGGTTCGCTAATACTCGTCGGTGCCACATCCGGCGCATCGACATTGAAAGCTCCGGCGATTGCCTCGACGTATGTGCATACGCTACCGGCGGCGACGACGACGCTGGACGGGATTGATACCACGGCAACCCTCACCAATAAAAGAGTGACTCTTCGTAGAGGTACTACTGCTTCGTCCGCCACACCCACAATCAATACGGATAGTTATGACATTTACGAGATCACGGCGTTAGCTGCCGCGATCACCAGCGTCACAACTAATCTAACCGGCACACCGTCGGCGGGGGACGTTTTCATTCTGACGATCAAGGACGATGGAACAGCTAGGGCATTGACCTTCGGAGCTTCATTTGCAAGCTCCGGTAATGTCACGCTTCCAACGACGACGGTTATCAGCACCAAATTGACACTTGGATTCCAATGGGATTCTGCGGCGAGTGTATGGCGCTTAGTAGGTAAGGCGTAATGAGCCGACGACTTCTGGCCCTGATGGGCAACGCCGCGACCCCGGTGGTATCCCGGCAAGGGGTTTTTGCCTTCGGGGTTACTGGGGCGAACTGCAATATTACCAATCTTGTCTCAACAACTGGGGTCGTCGCCAATGACGTTAGCGGGATTGGAACGGCTCGCCGTGAGTTATCGGGAACAGATTACGGTACAGATAAGGCAATTATTGCGTATGGCTATATTGCCTCGCAATCCTCCCTATCCAATCTGATTTCGAATACGGGAGTCACTGCCAGCGACACGGCAGGCGTGGGAACGGCACGATGGGACCCCGCAGCGGCTGGGTATGATTCGGATAAAGCCCTTTTCGCTTACGGGTACAACGGATCAGCCTATACCGCAATCAGCAACTTGGTCGGCAACACCGGGGTAATTGCAACCGACACGACCGGAGTCGGAACCGCCAGAACAGGATCAGCCGCAACGCGATACAGCACCGACAAAGCCATATTTGGCTATGGCGGTTCTCCCGGAAAGGTATCTATGACCAACTTGGTCAGTAATACGGGTGTAGTAGCTACGGACACAACCGGAGTCGGTACGGCCCGCGATGGCTTAGGAGCAGCGCCGTATGGCTCTTCCGGTGCAGCGATATTCGGATATGGGAATACCGGTTCAGCGTCAAACCTTACCAATCTCGTTTCAAATACGGGAGTTGTAGCGACAGATACTGCTGGAGTGGGGACTGCACGTTACAACTTGGTGGCAACTAAATACGGGACCGACAAAGCCATTTTCGGCTATGGATCAACCGGGTCAGTGTCATCACTGACAAACCTTGTTTCGAATACGGGCGTTGTGGCTACCGACACGACGGGTGTTGGCAGTGCGCGACAGTATCCAGCGGGCGCATGTTTCGGGTGATCTATGGCGGCTAAATTAAATACAGAATTCAATTACCGGTATCAAGTCGTTGGCGAAACGATTTGGGAAAAGATCAAAACTTTGCGTGGGTTTCTTGAAGGGAGAATCCGGGCAGAAGGGCTGGAAGAAGTCGGTCGTTTGAAGTACCGGGCCAAACTGGCGAAGCTCAAATGGTTGCGCGAAAACGCGGGGCTTGAGCATGAAATCCTCGAACTGGAAGCCGAGATAAAAGAGCTTGAGGGGTTCTTCCCAGCGCAAGAAGAGGCATTTCGACTCAACCTCGAAGAGATAGCGATGCTCAAGCGCTTGCTGGCTGAAGCCTATGAGATTGCAGAACCCACACGGATTCCAGGCTTTACGGATGAGCAGATGTTCGAAGCCAATGCCGCCAACGAATTTGCGGTATGGGTAGCCAAGGAAATCCATGCCGAGATTCTGGCAAATGGTCGGCCATCCCCCGCAAAACTCCGTAATGCCATGTCAAACCCGATAGCGTGGAATGCCTGTAAAGCCATTGGGTTGATACCGGAGAGCGCTGAAGTGATCGGCGGGAGTAACGACCCGCTAAAGATCGAACTCACAACCCCTTTGATGATTGGAAAATCAACATGACTGCAATTAAAGACATTACCAAAGCCATCGTCGAAAACGGTGCTTTGAAAGAACGCACGCTTGAGGAAACCGTCTGCATCAACGGAATCAATTATCGAACCGATGATCCTGACGCAAAGCAGCATGGCGTCTATGACTATTTCTATGAAGTAGCTAATCCGCCAGTAGGGAAGAAAGCCGTACCGAATCGCGTGATTGATCATGCTGCAGGAACTGTGACGGATGGATTCCTTTACGTCGATATGACTTCCGACGAGATCAAGCAAGCCACGAACGGACCGATTGACCAGCAGATTCTCGCAAGTGAAAAACAGGCGCTGGAAACTGGGCTGATCCGCACGCTTATTGAGGACTTGATGAATCGCGCACTGGATCAAGCGGGGGTACTGCTTGGAATGACGTTGCCGTTGTCCGTTGAGCAGGAGGCGAGTGTTGAAGCGATGCTGCTTGACGAGGCTGGGCCGTACTTCTCGAAGCCCTACGCCAAGATTCACGCGAATGCGGCAGAGCGTGCTGCACTCAGGACGCAACGTGTTTAACGCAATCATCTTCCTCCTATGCGTGTATGCACTTTGGCCTCTGTATGTTTTCACAATGGCGATGATGCGAGCACACGAGGCGGGTCAGGTATCGACTGTGGCATGGGTACTCGCATCACCGCTAATCGCATCGATGCTGATTTTGGACGTGTTTCTGAATTTCAGTGCCTTTGCTGCCATTACTTGGGATTGCCCGCGGATGAAGGTGGGCATAACGTGGGTAAGCGCGTGGAAATTGAAATTCCCAGCGCCTAAAGTATCTGGCGAGTGGACATTCAGTCAGCGACTCAACCGGCTTGTCTCGTGTGACGGCTGGCGTGGTCTAGCAGCCCGTTGGGTCGCTGCCAGTTTGTTAGATCCTTATGACCCATCAGGTAAACATATCAAATGAGCACACCTCACGACTGCCCACTGCCATCGAATCAGATATGTCCCCATACGGGGACGCTCGCACAATTGCAGACAAACATTGGAGGGATGCTTGAGTGTCTCAAGGATCTTCGAGATGACATAAGGGATGTGAAGAAAACAACCTCAGTCATACCTCTTATTGAGCAAGGGCAAAACTTCCACAAGGAAGCACTGGAAGGCGTGTTCAAGCGGATCGACGGCATACACGCCACCGTTGAAGATCACGAAAAAACCCTGCAGCAGTTTGAAGGTATGAAGAAGTTAGCCATCGTCCTCTGGACAGTTTTAGCTTCCGGCTTGGGTGTCGTATTGATGAAGGTGTTCTCCCTATGATGATCCCGCCTGAGTATGACCCGAACGATTACTTCCGCCGATTACGGGAGGATATCGCGGAAGCCGAGGAAGAGCGTCGGAAAGAGAACGTTGCTCTGTACGGCATTTTGGCCTTGATCGTAGCGGCTGGAGTGATATTACTCTTTGCGGCGAGGCACTTATGAAACCGTCAATAAGGTGCGTCGAGTTAATTAAGTCGTTTGAAGGCTACCGGCCCCGCGCCTACTTGTGCCCAGCGGGGGTGCTAACAATCGGGTACGGCACGACGACCGATGTGAAGGACGGCGACACGGTGACGGAGACCGAGGCGACCGCGCTGCTCATATACGATCTTCAGAATTTTGCTTACGAGGTGAATTACCACGTCACGGTCGAGATGACCCAAAACCAATTCGATGCACTGTGTAGCTTTGTTTATAACTGCGGGGCGGGAAATTTCAGAGCATCAACGCTGCTCAAGTTGTTGAACCAAGGGGCATACAAAGCTGCCGCGCAGCAGTTCCTGCGGTGGGATAAAGCCAACGGAAAGGTGCTACCGGGACTGACCAAACGACGGGCGGCTGAGAAGGCGCTCTTTGAAAAGGAGGATTGACGTGAGCTTCTTCGAAATCACGCTAACCTCGTTACTGGGGCTTGCCGTTGGGTTGCTACTTTTAGGAGCAGTATAATGAATCTGATCGAAGCGTTACCTGCCATCGGAAGTTTCCTTGGAGGGCCAGCAGGTGGGTTGGTTGGCTCCGGTATTGAGTGGCTGGCTGAGAGATTCGGCGCAAGCGACAAGACCGTCGAGGGCATCAAACAGACTATCGCAGGTATGTCACCCGCTGACCTGCTCGAAGCCAAGAAGATCGACATCGAGTTCCAGAAGTTCTGTCTGGACAACGACATCAAGCTGCAACTTGCACAGATCGCAGTGAACGCGGAGGAAGCAAAAAGCGGAAGTCGCTTTATTGGCGGGTGGCGTCCGGCTGCGGGTTGGGTCTGCGTAATCGCTCTTTTCTACTCAGCCATCTTTGAACCGTTTGCTCGCTTCGTTGCAATGGTGGTCATCAAGTACACAGGGCCGTTCCCCGTAGTTGATACAACGATAACCATGCAGATTCTGTTCGCGCTGCTTGGCATTGCGGGATACCGAAGTCTCGATAAGGCGAAGGGGGTCGCTGCGAGATGAGCAACGCTTGAAAAAGTGAAGAGCGCAGAATGAGATCGTTAAATAATTGCAAATACGTTTCGTGGATGGCAAAATCGAGACTCATCCCGGTGGGAGGTTTTGTTGATTGATGCAAGTAAGGGCACAAAATTGGCACAAAACCGCCGAAAGCCTTGTTATTGCTAGCATCTAAAATCCCCCCCCCGGCACCAGTATAGTTTTACGCAGTACCCCACAAAACCGCGCAAAGCCCCACGGATACAAGGCTTAACGCGGTTTTTGTTTGTCTGTTAAAACCACAAATACCCGCATAAAACCCCATATTCCCGTAAAGTGTCGGCACAGGTTCGGCACAAGGAATGGCACAAGGGTATGGCACAATTTATTAAGCGCTCCGGCTCATGGCTGGCGCGGGTTCGTAAAAACGGGGTAGAGAAATCGGCAACCTTCAGGACGAAGGCCGAGGCGACCGAGTGGGCGGCGGCGCTTGAAACTGAAATAGCCGCAGGGAAGCGCGGCATTGCGCCTGATAAGACCGTCGCGCAGATGGTAGAGAAGTACATGGATGAAGTGCTTCCAAGCAAGCGCGGAGAGCGCCCAGAACGGCATCGGTTGAATCGTCTGCTGGATGATGACCTGTCGAAGGTGCGGTTGGCTGTGGTGGCTCAGAACCACATTGCCGAGTGGCGCGACAGGCGTTTGAAGAGTGTCGGCGCTGCGTCCGTGCTGCGGGAGTGGAATTCTTTGTCAGCTATTTTCACCATGGCGCTTAAGGAGTGGCGCTGGCTTTCAGAGCATCCTATGCGAGGTGTGACCAAGCCCGCCGATCCTGAACCGCGAACACGGAGACCTGCGCAGGATGAGATCGATCGCCTGCAACTGGCCTTCGGTTACGATCCTGACCAGCCACCTGAAACTGAAATGGCACGCATCGGTGCTGCATTCATGTTTGCGATTGAAACAGCGATGCGTGAGGGGGAAATTTGTAAGACGGTATGGTCGAACGTGCATTTGTCCCGGCGGGTGGTGCATATCCCGAAGGAAAATGCCAAGAATGGCACGGCGCGCGATGTCCCTTTATCTGCCGAGGCACTGAAGATTCTTGCCACGTTGAAGGGTATTGACCCGGCAAGTGTGTTTTCACTTAACATGAACTCGGTTTCGGTGCTGTTTGCAAAGGCACGCGAGCGGGCGCTGATTGATGATCTACACTTCCACGACTCGCGCCGGGAGGCGTTGACTCGAATGGCGACCAAGGTCGACGTGCTGACACTGGCTAAAATCAGTGGACACAAGGATTTGAGGATTCTCCAATCGGTCTATTACGTCCCCGATATTGGCGAGCTTGCGCACAGGCTGGACTAGCGCAATCCTTGTACCCATTCCTTGATCTCTTGAGGCGCCCAGCGTGGCGATCCGCGTCTGCCCGTGGTGGGCAGCCGGAATGGTTTGGGGAATTTTGGTTTAGGAGCGATTCGTTCCAGAAAGTTCCGTCTTGATGTTGACAGAAATTCGGCGACGGAATCAGCGTCCCATAAGCGATCATCCATTATTTGCAATTCTTTACTCATCTATTTGCCTCCCGTTCAAATTCCCGCGCCTTATCCAGCGCCATGTTTGCATCGTGATACAGCGTGCCGCCTTGCCGTCGCCAGAAATCCTCGCTGACATCGACCAGCACGCGCAGGGCTTTAAGTTCTTCGCCGGTTGCGCCCATCTTGTGGAGCTTCAGATAGCGGTCTTTGATGCTGGTCAGTGCCTCAAAAGCCAGATCGCAGAGGTGGAGCGTGGCGGCATCGTTCTTTTCACCGGCGGCCAGCGCGAGCAGGTCGCGCATGTCAGCTAGTACATCAAACTGGCGCTCGCCTGCCCAGGCACCAATGAAGGCTTGCAGGGCCATACGTTCGGTCAGTTCTACTTCTGGCGCCAACATCATGGCTACCATCGTCGGGCAGCGCAGCGGGCGGGGTTTGCGTTTTGGCTTCATTTACTGATCCGCTTCACGATCCGATGAATCAATATTTACGCAGTTAAGAAACTTCGTCAGCGTAAAAACGCATGGCAAGATCAGGTCGCGGCAGATGGCATCGTGAAGGACTGGGTCGCCTTCAGCTTTGTCGATGTTCTGTGCGTAGATTTTTAGTGCGCCGATTCGCTCGCTGATCAGCATATCGAGCCGATCGAAGTCGATACGTTTCACTGTTTCAATGTTTTCGTGTTTCATTCGCTTTTTACCTTCATGGGTGTAAAACTGCCTTCGTTTGGTTGTAGGCACATAAATAGGTGTCTATTTCGCGTTAGCGGTCACGATATTCCGCCGCCATGCGCGCAATTTCCATCCCCCTCGCCGACGAGCTAGCGACCATCCCGAGCACCGAAGCCAGCATCAGTCCTGCGCGTCTGCTCCGGTCGCGTTCCTCCGGTGTCTTTCGCGCCTCGCGTTCGGCTTGTTCAGCCCTGCGCGCCACCAGAGCATCGGCCCGCTTGCGTTCCTGCTCCTGCCTCTTGGCGATCCCTTCGGATTGCA